TTAAAATGATTGTTTCTGAACGAAAACTATTGCTTCGGTAATGGCTTCTTCCCTCTCCTTTTCTACATCAGAGTTCAAACGGTCTATTAACTCCATATTTCCCGTTATTGCGGTTTTCACGCAATCGGAATACGTGACTGTTAGCTGATAATGACCGTAGCCAATGAAAGCCTTTGTAAGCTTTGGAGAGGATGATTGAGATTTACCCATAATGTAACGAATTAAGGAGCGGAAAAAAGAACGGTTCCGCTTTCCCGTTGCGTTACATATCTTTCGAGGAAGGATATAGTGTAGCCATTACAGCGACAACACGGGGGTCGGAACCGTATATGACAAACTACTGGCAGAGATAAACTTTACCAGTAGTTCTACGGTCGGAATAATATTCCTTCCTCAAATCAAAAAGTATGTAACGCATTGCAAATATGGAAAAAATATGCGAGATAACGAAAATAATTCATGTAATAGTTGTACATAACAAATTCATTATGTATATTTGTAGTGTCATAAGAAAACAGAGTATTAACCTTTAAAAAACGAGTAATGACAGATGAAGAACTAAAACAAGAAATTGAGAAAGTCAAACAAAAGATTGCCGATTACACAAGAATCGCCCCACTACTGGGAATTACACCAGAAGAAAAGGAAAGGCAAATAAATCTAATGTTAGACGACCTTAGTAAATTGCTAAAGGAAAAGAAGTAAAAACAACCGGATGCCCCTCAGCGGGCATCCTAAAAACATTATCCTATGAGAAATGTACAAGATATTTTAGCAGAAATGAAACCGCTAATGGGTTCTTTGGATGCAGAAGAACGGAAAAAGTTAAATGCTTTAGAAGAGGAATTAAAAACCCTTCAAATGACTACCGAAGATAAAGCTGCAGCTAAAGTATGGTATGAAGAGGGATTAGGGGAGATTGAAAAAAGTATCACCCATATAGAGCATGAATTAAAAATTAGAGACCAGTTGAAAGAAGTGGCCGATATCCTGCCCCTCTCCTACATTGCTAAAAATTATTTCGGTAAAAGCGCAGCATGGTTATATCAGCGCATAAACGGTAATAAGGTACGCGGAAAGGTATACACCCTGAACCGTGAAGAAGTAGACACATTCAACCGCGCACTAAAAGAAATTGGAAATAAAATCAGCTCGCTGTCTATTACAAGTTAATAGCTGTTTCTTATGACAACTAATCCCCGGTATTCGAGCATACCGGGGATTTTTTCCGAAAAAGGAGCAGCTTATTCAGCCGCTCCTTCTACAAATTCTTTCAACCGATAAAGTCGAGTGATAGCCGGGTTATAGAACTCATCCGGATAGTGCTGCTTAATATCGTTAATATTCGCCCGGACATACAGAGACGTATCATAGATGTGTTCGGATTCACTCAATACTATCTCTTTCGGTAACTATGCCGTCTCTGTTCAGTGCATAATTGCCTGTACCGAGGCTTCATCAAATTGATATTTGCTTTTTGTGTCATGGCCATTATTCATTTAAGCAACTCACTCAGTGGAATTACATCAGTCTTATATTTGGGTGGCATAAATAGAATTTCATTTATATTCTTAGGTAAATGCCATTTTTCGTTCTCTTTTACAGCTTCAATTAAATCTCCTCTTCTGACAAGATAATCAAACCTACTTTTCGCATCATTATGCTTAAAATAAAAGGATTTATCCCCATTATAATATTTCGGACACCATATATCATATTCATAGCATAAGATTGGAGTGCCATCATGATAACACCGAACAGAACCTTTATCCTTGATAAAAAAGGGAATTACATTTTTATAGTGTTCCTTAGCAAGAAAAACGTACTGTTTGAGACATGCACTCTTATCAACATATTTAGCTATCTGTTTCACATAATCCACATTATTACCAAGGGCTATTACAAAATTTACTTGATTAAAACTACTGCTAACCAATTTTGTATGTAAAGCATATAGTTTAGTATCAAAATATTGTGTAACGGTGAATTTACATTCTGTAGGCATATATCTTTCTTCCATATTATTCCGCATTTTTAAGAGCTTGTTCCCTTTCAAATAGAAGATGCTCATATTTGTCACACTCATCATTGAAATATTTTTCTGCCAAAGCGAAAGCTCCTCCCCAAGTTATATCACAAAAAGTCTTAGTAATAAAATTATTACTAATCTTAACCCTGTTATGCCAATAAAAAGCAGTACATCCCCATAAATCCGATTTGAACTTGTGAATCTTTGAATTAGCTAAAATAAAAACCAAACACTTTACAACTACACGATTCCCTTTTTCAGCATCTTCTTGCCCATTACGTTTAATAATACACCGAAAAGGAGGGCGTATTATCTCTATTTCACCAATTGGACGTTCGGTTATTACACTTCCTTCTGTATCTTTAACAATTTTCTGAATCATAGTATTAATGATTAAAGCCCAGTACAAAAATACAAAGCCAAGAGAAATTATCAAATAAAAAGTAAATAAAAAAAGCCCCGACAAAACCGGGGCGAATATATCTTTTACTTATCAAGAACCTTTTATGAAATCTATAAAATCACCTAATGACAAGATAAAAATATTATTGTATATCAGAGTGTTTTGATAAATAGATATCTCTCAGATAGATGCTCATTAATTTAACTATAGATTGCATAGAAAGTTTTACAGCTTTATTTGTATTAGAAGCAGGGTCTAATAACTCTATTGTATCAGGAGAATAATATATGAATTGTTTGATATCAGTAAACATTTCATGCCCCATATTTCTAAGAAGAAATCCTAAAGCCTCTTCTTCTACATCATACGCTGTCGTTGGATTTATCTTCTCTAACTCTTCCATTAAAAAATCAATATTATCATCTATCGTTTTTTTAGCTGAAGATTTCACAAACAAGACATTGCCAAGCGGTGTCATTTTTAAAGGACTCGCCTTCTTTGCCAATTTATCAATCATGTCATTATCAAATTTCATTAACCATTTATTTATCTCAACAACCATGTCATTTGTAGATGAAACAATACGTTGTAATTCTTTATAACGTAAGTCGGAATTTCTTATATCATCTTTATGCTTTTCACATGGCAAATCATCAACTGCTTTTCTTGTTGATTCCAGTTTAGTATGATATTTTGATATTATCCACGTAGCTATGACTGCTATCAATATAACAGCTAACCATGGAGCATGGTTCAATAAATAAGTTAAAATTGGATTCATAATCGTGTTTACCCTTTACTTGCAAACTTTACGTATCAAGATGCTGCAAATATAGGATGTTTCATTGAAACAACAACTACAACAATAAACATTTTATATTATAGTATAAATATTTATACTATAATATAAACTATATCAAAGTGTTAAATTGAAAGCATAAAAATAAATCGTCTACCACAGCCACAAATTATAACTCACCCCACCACCTACATAAAAACCGCCCGGATAGCCGTAGCCTGCTTGTAACCCCAATCCCCAACGCTTCTTCTTCGGCTTGGTGGTGACCGGATGATAGATGTCATTCGTCACCGTCTGATAAACCGTCTTCGGATACACAGTCATACTATCCATCCGTGGGTCTACATATCCGCTTACCACCGCACGATACAAGCTATCTTCATACACAACCCGTTTGCGATGAAGCAAGGTATCACCTATCCGTATAGTATCATTCGGTAATATCTGCCAAAAGACAGCTATCGGTGCAGAGATAAGAACCGTATCAAGTTTGACAACCGTCTGTACCTTCGTCTCGGTACGGATTTCCGCCGGCAAAGGCTCATGCGGACGGAACCACGCCGCCACACAAGCGATAGCCAGCAATACGACCAATATCCAGGGCAGTTGTTTCATGGTCGTATCACAACGTTACGTAAGAAATTGCTGAACTCATTTCGCACATCGAAACATGGGCACGCCTTGATGTATTCTGCCGGTTCCACCTCGCCACTGCCATCCAAGTCGGGTGAGGTGTCACGATGACCGAGTAGCTCTATAATTGGGTACTCCTTACAGAGTTTGGCTACCAAATTACGCAAAGCATTCTTTTGTGCTTCCGTACGGGTATCAGCCGGCTTACCGTTAGCATCCAACCCGCCGATATAGCAGATACCGATACTGTGTTTGTTGTACGATAAACCGGAGAAACCTTTCGTATTACAGTGCGCCCCGTCGATAGACAACGGGCGGCCATTCTCTACGATACCGTTCAGGTCAATCACGAAATTATAACCAATTTGGTTAAAGCCGCGTGCACGGTGCATGCGGTCAATATCTTTGGCACGTAAATCCTGCCCCGCTTTCGTGGCCGAGCAATGAATGATAATAGCATCAATAGTTGTCATTCCTTTTTGATTTTACATAAATATTCGTTATATTTGCAATTCGCCTTTGTTAAACTTTAAGTTGTGTCAAATTTAAAGGCGGAAGGAAGCTGTTGGGAAACACCTTCCTTCCATGCATCAGTAATCACTTGGCGGCTTTCGTCCCCCGCATCCTCGAACATCACACCGTTTCATTTCAGCCTCTTTCAGTTTCAATTCTGTCTCATGCCGTTTATGAACTTCGTCCAGATGGGCACTTTGCGACTGGCGCAGCTCGGCATACAAACCGTCTATTTTCGTATCACGTTGTGCTATCCGTTCTTCCAACCAGGCAATTTGTTTGCGCTCATTCTCATTCTCCATAGCATCGGCAGAAGCATCCTCTTTACGGGCGTCCGTCTTTCGGGACATCCACCATTTTAAAAGCTGTTTGATTCCCTCGATACCACCTAATGCGGTAATCAAGATTACCCAGTCATTCACATTCATAGCAGCAGACAAAAAACGGTAAGATAAACACTCAGGAAAAGGCTGCACTCTACCCAGAACATAGGTCTTTGGTAGCGGTATGTCAAATAAATACAGGAAGCGAACAGTAGCAAAGGAAACAGCCAATACCCCACCAGGCATATCCAAGCCGACGAAGCCACACCGCAAACTCCGGTAGCGATATAATGTACCTTGCCTTCAAGTTCCAACTTAAAGCAGGGCGCAGCGCCTACAAAAATAAGCCCGGCGCCGGAAAGGAAAGCGAGAAACTGTATCTCCACAGGAGACACATCCAGCCATGCGGGGAGAAGTAAAAAAGCCGGGACAATCATAGCCGCTTGGAACAGCCATTTGGGGCGACCCCGTTTATCAAGCTGATAATAAGTATCGCTCACACTCCAGGGAATTCCCTGCATGACACTAATAGCATATACGATATACGCTACAATCAAAACTAAAGAAATCAACATACAAATCATAATTCCGAATTTTAATTTTATCCAAAATTATAATTCCTTATATTCAAATCGTCCTATTTATATTACATTCCACTGACATAAAATGTCAATATAAATACTACTGATTTTCTACCCTACTCTATCTTTTCATGTTTTTCTTATATTCCCCTTACATATATACTTCAGAAGCCTATATAAAGCCACCCATTTTCTATTTTTTGCCTTGAAAAGTAGTCTTAGTCCCGCAAGAACTTAGAAATATCGGGCTGAAGGTGTCGTTCATCAATTCGGACGGTAAGGTAGAAACGTGGGAGTTCGGTGGGGGAACTTTCACTAATGTCATAAGTTGGATACAAAGTGGAATACAGGCAGTCAATTTAAGTAACAGATTGTCCTCTCTTATAACAATAACCAAGTATTCCCTATTTGAAAATGGCTGGTATGATTATCTTACCGGGGCTTTTGCCGATAGTAATATGGCCTTTCAAAGGGCAGAAATAGAACTCCCCCTCGGTGCACAAAGATTGATTGCTAAAAATGCAAAACGAGGTGCCGGTTTTGCTATCTGCTTGATGTGCGATGATGAACTTTTGTATAGTATAACTTCTGACAATGTTATAGAAGAGATTGATATGCTCCGGTATCCTACTTGTAACAGGCTGAGAGTCTCCACTCAGAGGAGTCTTGCTTCCTATTTTTTCGTTGTTGTAGACTACAGTAGCGCATGCTATAACAAGAAAGAAATTGATACTTTTATTAAAGAAACCGACAATGACATTAAAGAGATATCAAGACTTGTCGGCATAGAAGATTCCGCCGTTGCCATTACAAAGGAATGGCAGTCTGGCGATAACCTCTATATTGACCGGTATATCAATATAAAAGAAGGGCAGACTTTTCGTGTACGTGTGGATACTGATGTTGCCAAAATAGGAACGGGAGCAAGGTGGAGCCTGGCTGTTACCGCCATTGACGATTCCTATTATTACCTCGAGACCAACATGGACTTCAATACCGACGTGACCCTTATGGCAGACAAGGAACTGACAAGGCTAAATATGCAAATCAACAAGGTATCCTTTATTGAAGCAACAGAGGTCACATTTTATTCCTCAATACCCAATGAAGGCGGATTGATATGTCAAATGTCCGAATTAAAGAAAGATGTGGAAGAATTGAAAGGGCAAACGCCCTCCATGCCCAATTCACCAACAATAAAAATAACAGATACTATCCATTGTGTCGCAGGTGATACAATACAACTTTACTACAATATGTTTATACAGCATATCGGTGAATATTCACTTAATATAGAATGTCCCAAAGGCAAGAATTATCCCAGATATTGGGAATACACACCAACATCGAATGATGTTGGGAGAGCAACGATGAAAATCCAACTGTTGAATATTGATGGCAGTGTAATAGAAGAAAAAAGTGTCAATATAGTAACAAAAAATGCAGTAAATCCAAGTTCCCCAAACAATATCCTTCTGGTAGGAGACAGCTTATATGCGTCCGGTCAAATAGCCATAGAGCTGTCCAGACGACTAAAAGGAACTTCCGGGGTGGCGACTTCCCCACCGGCATTACTGTTGTCTAATTTTAATCTTGTCGGAAGGCTGAAAAACTCGGATAAGAGTGTCGGTTGGGAAGGCACGGGAGGTTGGTCATGGAACACATACACCGGAAAAAACGGGATGGCAGGTGCAAGACTTACTGTATCCGGCGTAACAGATGTGAGGGTCACTCAGGATTCTCTGTACAGAATCGACGGATTCACCCAACAATTCTATATATCCGAAATGAATATCAATGATGGAAACGGGTATCTGTTTGCTGCTTTTTATGGGAAGGGAGACATTTACAATAATCATTCAAAAATGCCTGAAAGCGGAGTGTTGAAAAAACAGCGTGGAGAAGGGCAAGAAGAAATCAGCTTTACAGCATCTAAAGTAGAATCTTATCAGCCATTTTGGAACAATGACACAGATGAGTTTGACATACAGGGTTATGTGGATACTTACTGCGACAGTCATTTGGAACTTCTTTGCGTACAGCTTGGCATTAATTCTATCATTGGAGCAAATCCGTTTTCAACTGATTTTGAAACAACCACATTGAATGCCGCAAAAAAATTCATAGATTTAGTCCACGCTCAATTGCCTGATACCAGGATTCTTTTAGCCACTTTACCGTTACCTTCTCAAAATGGTGGATTGGGGGCAAACTATGCGGCCGGAGACGCAAGTGGTTCCTATCTGATTACTTCATGGAACTATAAAGTGCATAGGGTTAATGACTTATACAGAACATTATCCAATGATAAAAGCTACAAGGAGTTTGTATCTGTCATAGATATATGCTCTGAAATGGATTCAGATAACAATTACCCTTATTCCTATAAACAATTGAATACAAGGAACTCAGAAACTGAAAAGATTGGGAATAATGGCGTTCATCCGGCCAATGAAGGTTATTGGCAAATTGCTGATGCCTGGTTTAGGGCTGTAATTTAAAATGTAGGCTGGCTCGAAGAGTTCTGAAATAAAGCAAATCACTCTCATTACTAAAAGAATCGGCAATATCATTGATTGAATGAGAGAGACCACTTGAAAAAACGGCCTCTCTCATTTCCTCATGGCATAGCTAAAGTTTCGAATGTACTCCTTCAGTTAATGTCGGATAGAAACAATATTCATAATACCTTGTCCAAAGACAGATAAACTGTTTGTGTAGCAATTTCTCATTTATACTCTTTATTTAAAAAATGCCATAATGGAATTTGAAAATCGCGCTATAATAACAAAAGGCAGGTTTGATAACAATTCTTTATGGCCTATACGGTAAAACCCGTCATTACATAGATATGCATTAAACCCTTCTCCATATTTTGATATCATATTCAAAACAGCTCTATTGGCCTCTTCTTTTGTTCGATAGCATATTTTTGCAACCCCATCTTTCCTGAATATGGCTCTCCAGCAGTTATCTCCCATTGGTACATCCCGTATATAAATATACCAATTCTTATAGGTTATATAACTAATACAAACACCACCTACAGCTAATGCTGTTCCTGCTAAGATTTTTTTTGTTTTTTGTTTCATCACTAGTTATTTTTACGCATAAACCCAAAGTACTGCCTTCAAAAAAACAATACTTTGGGTTTATATTATTATGTATATCCTAAGCAATAGGAATGTTATTTTTTATCGTTTCTACATTATATCAATACTTTAGAGATTATTTTGATGGTTGCAAATATCAAAATTTTGTTTGAAAAAGCCAAATAATATATCAAAAACTCATCAAGTTATTTGGGATATATCATATTTGAATTCTGTTTTCTGTATAGCTGTTCCCGTTTTCATCCATATCAGACCCTTCAACAGCTGCTACTAATCCATATCTTACAGAACAGGCCTTTTTATCGGAACCGATCGAAAGAATATCACATGCTACAGCTGTGACATCATCCGATATTCTTACTTCGTCATTACCTATAACTCCAGTGCATGTGTTGATAAGGACATAGCAGTTCAAATCTTCATTTTTCCTGAATGAGTGGGTATGGACATGACCGCATATACATATCCCATGTGCCTCTTTTCTGGCAGTAAAATCATATTCTACCCTATATGCGGGAACATTATCCAGTGCATCTATTGAAGAACTTCCCTTGGACTTATCCATGAATGTTCTGACTATATTAGCCAGTGCCAGATTGGAATTGGCCAGTCCCGCATCATTTGACCAGACGAAATGACGGACAAAAACAACCGTGTAATCTTCCGGAGTTGTAGATAATGTAGTTACCAACCATCTCAACTGTTTCTCCGAAAAGTAATTGTCGAATCCATAGTAATGCTCATAACCGTTTTTTTGGAACAAAGTTCCGGAGTAGTATCGTTTGGTTCCGCAATACTTCCAGTAGTCAGCCCCCTCAACGTTGACTATTGTGCGTGGAAATTCAAATTCGTTCAGTGAGATAATCCGTACCTTATGGATTGGGACGTCATAATAATAATATAACGCAGTAGGATTGTCGTCAGGAAAATGCCAGTTGTCTTTATTATCAACGGAAAGCCTTTCATAGAGTTTGTCATACAGCCATTCTCGTACTTCGGCATCCGTCGGGATATATTCAAGGAAAGTACCGCCACGATCCGCACATTCCCAATTATAGTCATGATTGCCTTGACAACACAGGAATGGAATCTCAACATCTTTGAAGCATGCCAGATTCTGTGCTATCTTTTTTTTATACTGCTCTTTGGTTATCGTTCCGCCACTTGTTACAAAATCACCCGCCGCATGTATCAAGGTGAGGAACTTTTTTGCTCCTGCGCTGTCCTTTACCCAGTGTGCCAGAATATCAAGAGGTTGTATCTCTGTATGGAAATCCGAAGCTATAGCCATATTGAAGTTTGGTTCCTTGTTGTATCCAGACGCCATATATGGCAGACATTTCTCTGAACTTCGTTTGTTGATGTACTTTCGTAATTCCAGATTTGTCATGGCATCAATTTGGGATTGCAGTTCGGAAGAGGTCAATAGAATATATACATTTGCATAATCATCCGACTGCATATCCTGTGATACCATAAAGAAATTAGCTTCTTCCGGAACGTCCAATATTGAAAAGCCTTTATAAGTATGACCAAACGGTACGGGTTTTCCCGTATCTTCAATGCCGGTACCCAAACTCTCATCCCTTCCGAACCGATAGGCCTGCAGAACAGCTTTGTTGGGGTTTCTGTTATTAGTGAATTGTATATCCACCAATATTCGTTTTATTCCTTGAATTTTATATTTATTTGTCTTCGTATCTTTAAGATTTATAGAAGCTGTTCCAATCAGTACATAATTGAGGGTTGAGGAAGAAGGAGTCAGTTCAGCACCCGCCATAGTTTCAATCAATATATCATCCATTGAGCGGATGTCCTTTTTCAAAATGGTTATATCACTGGTGTTATCCTCTATCTTTCTATCCAGTTCTGACAAGTCTTTAGATGAAGCTATAACTTTTAATGTGTTCACGAAAACAGTCGCAGAACAAATACATATACTATTTGCTTCTTCGGGAACCTGTATAACGTTGTTGTAGGATTGATTACCGGATTCCTGTATCTCCAGACCACCGATATATTTTTTTCTATCGAAACCTTTATAAAAAGCATAAATTCCTATCTTTACAGATGTGGAATGTGCACCACTTACAACAATAAATTCCCCCGGTTTTACGGAATACCAGAATCTGACCCCGGAAACAAGTATTTCTGTTGGGTTTTCTGGATTTATTGCTCCGACCTGTTGAGTTGTAATGTTAATGGTATCTCCTTTGATGAAACTGCTGTTTAATAATTGGACAGGCTTTTCTAACTCGGAAAACTCAGTTCGCTGAACTTGCCGTATCCAACTGGCGATATTGGTAAACATTCCCCCACCGAACTCCCACGTTTCTACCTTACCGTCCGAATTGATGAACGACACCTTCAGCCCGATATTTCTAAGTTCTTGCGGGACTTGGGCGATGGCGCTTTCCAGACTGTACTTGTTGCTTCCGTCGATTCCCGAAGTCGGATGCTGGACGGAAACATTATATTCCGTAATGGTACCAGTCATTGTATCTACTACGTCCTCACAAAATGAGCCTACTCTTGCAGAAGTATTAGCGCCGTCCTCAACTTCATTTTTTATTTGAGTTGCCCTTTGTCTTAATGTATTAAAATTCTCTTTCATAATTATTCACCCAAAATTCTACATGTTATACGGTTTGCGGCCAGTCCCCCATTTCCTCTATATAGTGGAAAAGATTCTCTATTATCATTCAAATAGCGTACACACTCTTTTAAATATCGGTCAGCCATAGAAAAAGCATCATTATAAGCCATAAGCTTCTCTTTAAAATCAGAATGGGACGAATATTCGTTACCCTTATTCATAAATCCGAAACGGGTAACATTACCATCCCCATTCTTCACCATACGGGCATAAGTATAATAAGCTAATGCGGTTTTTAGGCCCACAAAAGAGCGTTTTCCACCACATTTTGCATCATAAGAACCGCCATTGAGTAATTCACTATAATTATCCGGGTGGTCTTTCACGTCTAAAAACAAAGTATCACCTAAAGCCGATTTCAAATCAATATTCTCCGATTCTCGAATATATGTTTCTATCTTTTCCGTGTCGATATGTACCGACATCGTACGGGCCAACTTAGACACTTCATCTGTTGCTATTAGATACGGTTGCATTTCTTACATATTTAAGCGGTTGTACACTAAAGTCATTAGAAGGATTGACTGGCTCATACCAATGCGCAAAAATCTTTTGAAAAGCACGTTCAATCATTCGTTGTTGTTTTGATACAATAGAGTTATAATACTCAAAAGCATCTTCCAAGATATCACCGGAAAAACCCACCTTGCCGATACGAATACAATACCAAGGTTCTTGTCCGAAAGCAGAATAAATACGCTCTACTACACTGGTATCAGTAACAGTAAAGTCTTTATCGTAATTTTTAGAACTGATATCCACAAACTCCGGTTTTTCCTCATCTGATTCCAACGTAACTTCTAATATTTTTGCAGCATTAGTATCTCCTTGAAGTTGTATAATAGTATCTGAAAAGCCTGTATCTTCGCTTGGTTTATTTTCTTCTATCGGCTTACCGTCTTCATCAAGATGTACCGGAGAAATGCCTCTCTTGGTGACAATCATTCCAGAAGGCATGAAATTACAACGTACATTACGATATTTTACATTTGCAAGCCCTTCATCCGTGCTCATTTCCGTAACAACGCGATCTGCGCGGCTGACTGGATAAACATATTTACCATTACCGCCAACCCAAAGGATTTGCCCCTTATAAAACTCAATACCACCAGCGGCTTCTATTTGCGCCAATACAACCTCTTTACGGGGATTGAATACATCAATATAATCAATGTTATCTCTGTTAACCTGAATAGCCTTTCCTTTACGTGTTTTTTTTCCAGTCCAATCAGGATGTACGGCTATTTTAGCTACATACCCATTTTCATCTTCCTCTAAAAGCCTACAATTCTCAAATGGAATGTATTGGAGCTCTACGATATCCCCCAATACATTATAATTAACATGGAGTGCTAATCCATCATGGTTGCCGACATCAGTACATACAAAAGCATGAATATCATCTGCAGTATCTCCCCGACGATTCACGATATACTCAGAGAAAGTAACCTCACGAAACCCATTCCCCTCTATGAAGTTAGCAAATCGTTCAGCACACTCACTACCAGTTGAACTAGCAGCAATGATATTACGCAAAGTCTGGGGATATAAATTATCATCACCATAACTTTGTATACCAAGCGACTGGATATACTTAGTATCAATACGTTTTCCACTCTTCTTTTTTAAGTCTTTTACTCTCATAGCTTCGTGAGGTTATTAATTTTACAGCCTATTCACCATCCACTTTAGTAGTCTCGGATTCAATAATAGATTGAGCTTCCTTAATATGAGCATCCAATACTTTAGCAGAAACTTTCTTTCCATTTAGCTTGTAAGTTTTGAATGCATCTTTTACAATATCAGAAGTGGCATTTTCTACTTTAAAGGCTTTTACCAGTTCTGAAACTAATGTTTCATCCAACGGCGTATCTGGATTCATGCGATTATCAATCCTTTCTCTCCAATCTTTTGGAGTGACAGCGAACAAAGAAATACCTTTAGGATTTTTAGCTAAATATTTCTCTGCAGCTTCATCGGTCAGATTGTCATTGGTATACATTTCACCACTACCAAAGGCCATTTGCAGCAAGACACCATTCTTAAGTGCATAACTTGATTTTTCTTTCATTTTTCCGTATTTTTTTAAATATGAATACATTTCAATCACAGCATCACGATAGCAATCGTTACATGAAGTTCTGACAAACATTCGCCCAAAAACTTCGTAATACATTGCCTCAATAACTGATTTATCAGAAGAAGAGAGGGGGATTTTATCCCCCAATTCTTTTAATTTACCAACCACCTCAGAAACTCTCATATTAATCTTGCCCTACCGGTTCAGCCGTTAAAGTGTTAATAGCTGTTTTGGTAGCTTCATAACTTGTTTTATACAAGAATAAAGCAGACCTCGGAGCCTTCTGTTCCTCGAGTGTTACTGCCCATCCGCCTTCAGTATCTTCACTATACTTATTGTTTTCAATAGTAGTAGCTGTAAGACCTTGATAATACCCAAAGATTTGGAAAGCGGCATCACCTGGATTTTCCTCTTTCTGTAGCCCTTTATATTTGTTTTCCAATACTACAACATAAGAGCCATTAGCCAAACCGTCAATAATGTCCGCACAAACGTCCGGATCATTCGCTAAAATTACAAGCGCAAGGGTGTTCGTGAATGAATTGCGATATGTACCGGTCGCTAAAGCTGTGGTAGTCCCTGTAAATGGAGTTTTTCCAGGTACAATAACCTTATACGCTTTCTTACCCGTCTTCATAGCTAATGTCTCAATCACATTCTTACGGGTAGAATTGAATAACGTTGCTGCAAAATCTACATCTGCACGATTCATTATCACGCCTTCTTGTTCCAAACCTTGTACAACGGGGTCATCACAAGACGGAGAAATATCCTTTTTCAAAATATCATCGCATACTCCCATAAAATACCTCCTTTCTTAATATGCAAGTTGGAATAAGTTATCTTCTCCAATCAAACAGCCCAAACGTCCGGCAGAGTATGCCTTTGTTACACGTTCATCCTGATTAAACCAAAGTTCCAAATCAGAAATAATCTGTCCTGCTGGAGAACCTATAAACAGCTGCTTGGGAGAACCGAAAACAGCACGATGTGGAAGATTCAACTTCTTGCCATCATTTTGATACTTCTGAATCATTCTATCCCAGATAGAAACACGATAGATAGGGGTACCATTATATTCTGATACATCCAAACCTTTGAAAATTTGTTCCCATTCGAGAATTAGTTTGTATTCACGCTTCAAATCTTTGGTAAGGGCATCTCCAAGAGATTTGGTCACAAATAAGCCTGCGCCGTCCAATCCAGAAATACGAGGGTCTGCATTCTCCAAAATTGAATCAAAAATACCAATAGCAACACCCGTTTCTTTAATCTTACTCATCTGTAAAGCATAAGAAGCCTCTGCATTTGCAGCAATTGTCGTACGTTGAGCAGCATTTGAAGCTGTTACAGCAAATAGCTGTTTAAAGAACCCATCACACGGTTTGAACAGTTCTACGTCAAAACCAGCCGTGATGTTACCGCCACCTTCTTCCGCAATATTAGCCGCAGCTTTATCACCAAACCAGATGAAACGCCAAAACATACGTTTAATGGCTAAATCAAGCGCCGGATAAATAATAACATCCATAATATCCGTAGATGTCAAATCGCCAATATCTGTACCTGTTTTCAGCGCATATTCCGCAATAGTGTTCATAAAGTCTTCGTAACACCACTTCAAGGGCGTAGACCACTGGCCGATATCCCATGTTTTTTCGGCAGCCGGAATAGTCGGTGTCTTATACACTGGATTACAAGGTGCACCAGCCCAGCCGATATCTTCCATTTCTCCGGTCCATCCTAATTTTTCACCGTTCGCCACATTCTGACGGAAAGTAAAGAATTGCTCTAAAGCTTCATCAACGAAATTGGTAAGCACAAGCAAATCTCGCAAGTCTTTTACCGCTCCATTGTCTTTCGTCAGATTTTTCACTGAATCTAAAATGTTCATAATCTATTACTTTTTTTGATAACGTTTTTTGTTCTTCTCTCTCGCCTCTTCCAGTTTCTTTTGAACCAAACTTACCGGCTGCTCTTTATTCTCCGGTTTCTTTACTACGGGTTGAGTGTTACGACCTGCCGGGGAATAATGACTTGAAGCCACCTTGTTCAACCATGGTTCCCCGCCCGCTTTCTTCACAGTGGCAAGGATACGCATATCATCTTCCGATTTTGCGTTCTTTTTCAGTTCCTCATTTTCTGAAGCGAGACGTGAGATTTCTTCTCTCAAGGCTAATACATCGTCATCGGAAGCAGGCTTCCTTATCTCCGTAATTACACCATCAGTAACTACGACTGTACGACCATCTTCAAGTACAAATTCACCGTCAGGAGAAGCGGAGTCACCAACCTGTATTTCTCCTTCATCACGTTCAACATTCAACTCATCACCAGTTGATGTTGTAATTACCTTTCCGACAATGGCCGGAACATCTTCAATTTTAGCGTAACCGCATTTAGCTAAAAGGCGGTCAATCAATGACTGCTTTACAGTCACTTCATTTTCTTTTGCCATTCCTTTTGGATTTTGATTAATAATTGGTTCGTTTGCTTTAGCTGATATAGCTGGGACTATAGATGAAATAAAGCCGAGTTCAATCGCTTTTTCTGGAGAAAACCAACTCTCCGTTTTCATCTGTACCTCTATTTCTTCACGAGATTTACCAGTCCTTTCCACATACAACGTCAGCATTTTTTCTTTCTCTACTGTCAGACCAGATGCTATTTCTTGTATTCGTTCAAGTGTTACATCTCCCTTCAGGCTCGGAATGTAGGGTTCATGAATAAGTAACTCGGCATGTTCATAAGCCGTCCTACGCTCCAAAGGTGCGGCCAATAGAATTACTGTCGCCATAGATGCACATTTGCCAACAACCCGACAAGAAATTTCTTTTCCAGAGGCACGTAAAGCATCATAAATTGCGTACCCCTCCGTACAATCTCCACCGCAGGAATGAATTTCTATGTCAACCCGATTGTCGTCAGATGGCATCCAATCAAGGAAATATTGTATGTCAGTAAACGACATGCTATCCTCGCCCGTAAGCCAATATTTCATTTTATCGGCATCAGCTGCAATGTCTTTGTTGATAAATAATTTCGCCATATCACATAATTGTTTGTAACAAAGGTAAAAAACAGGATACGGCTTGAAGAAAATAAGAGGTTCATTCCACTGACACACTTTGGCAGTAACTTTCTATAAACAAAAAGAGCGGAGAATTACTCCGCCCTTACTTAGATATTAACTGTACTTGAAAACTTATCAATAATCCGATAAATGGTTCTCTCCGCGATACTATATTCATCAGATAAATACTGCATAATATAAGTCTTTTTATGTCCTTCCTGTAATAAGCGAACATAATCTTGATATACGGGAATATATTTCACATCCCCAACATCAAGTGAAACACCGTCCATTACTTGGAGAATGCTCCTATTCAGTATTAATAATTCATATGCATTCATACACTACCAAGATTTTCGACATATTTCACTCTATCTGCAACAGAAGTAAATTCCTCTACGGACAATACCGGTGGCGGAGCCATCATCATACCTCTTGCAACTGCTTTTGCAAGCATATCCTCACCCGTTGCCTGATTGGATGAGGTTGTTACATTGATAGGAATACCACCACCCATTTGGTTAAAGGCCGATAATAACGGCGCAAACATAGAAGTCGCAGCGGCTGTCATTACACTTTCACCATTGGATAACATTGCCGGTATAGAGTCACTTGTGCCCGAACCCGGGCCTACTACTGAACCACCCTGTGCAAATTTAGCACTTTTTACTATACTTTGCGCTTTTGCGATATTCGTCATTATCGTAGCAATTGTTGTTGTCACCGCTAAAAGGTTAGCCGGAAAAGGCTCTTGCATAGCCTGACTTATTCCAAAAGAAATGGCCCGTCCTGTTTCAATCGCTATTTGAGCCAGCGCCAAAGTTTTAGACAATTTGGCAAATTCTTTATTTGTTTCCCCCAGTTCTCCAGTTGCCTCAATATACTGTGACAATAAAGTATTGAATAAATTATATTTAGCTGTGGCTATATCTTTAGCTGATGCGTTTGTTTTGATTAGTAAATCCAATTCTTGCCACGCCTGTAAGGTTTGCAATTGATATAAAGAGGCGCCAGCCTTTTCCGCAGCCAAGTATTCTTTCTGCTGGTCTTCCCGGATTTGAGCGGCCTTATCCTCTTCATTCTTTTTGTAGATATCCTCTTGTAACTTTTGATATTTCTTTATAATCAAAAGTCGTTGTTCTTCCGTTAGTTTGGTATTACTCAGTTCAATATCTCTTTCCAGCTTGAGACGGTCAAGAGTTAACTGTAACTTTTTATCCGTCCCCTCTTTTGTAATGAATAGTTCCAACTCTAGAAATTGTTTTTTACTTTCTAATCGTAAATTCTCATGCTGTTTTGATAAATCATCAATTTTCTTGTTATACTTCTCCACGATAGCAAGTTTCATCTGCTCTGTTAGCTCCTTCTGCTGGAGCTCTGCATCACGTTGGGCTACGAGTTGCTGCATCTTTAGTTGATACTCCTGCTCACTACCAGCCTTTACAGAATCAAGCTGCAAGGCAATAAGCTTCTGCCGATTTTCAATATCCTTTTTCAGTTCTTCATCAGAGAGCTTTTGTAAAGCAATAGTTTTCTGTTGCTCAAGAGAAAGAATCTGTTTTCCGATTTCATCTTTGGCACGAGGTGTCAAGTCTTTTTCGGTCTCCAAACGGATTTTCAAGTCTTCAATTTGCCGGCTGTACTCATATTCTATTTCTTGTGTCTGCTTTTCCCGGCTATCTTTAATAAGCTTTAGCATTTCATCCTCAGCTTTACGTATCTCTTGCAGCTCTTTCTTTTTGATTTTTAGAGCTTCGGCCACAGCTTTAGGGTCTACAATCGGCGTTTTCTTTTTATCGGCATCTCCAGTATATGAAGACACCAAGTTAATAGTCTCTTTCCTGGACTCCACAGCCGACAACTGTGCCATGCGATTATTCCATGAAGAAGCAACATCCTTGTTTATGACTGCATTGGAACGGTCTTTGCCAATTCCTTGACGCCAGAATGAAGCATCCCGCAGTTCTTTATTGTATTTCTCATTGATGGCAACAGTTTCCTGCAAGTATTCTTCTTCCTGCTTCAGGGATAAGTTCAGCATCTGCAGTCTTTCTTCTTTGGCTTTTTTCATAGCTGCTTCCTCTGAAAGCCCCGCTTTCACATACCGAGCCCGTGCCGCCTCTATCTTGGCATATTCATCTCCGACATTAGCCTCTGCAACATTCTTTCCAAGCTCAACTGCCGCTTTTGTTTCCCGTTCCGTTATATCCTCTACCGATTCAAACAAAGTTCGTACATCTTTAATCAAAGAGGATAAAACGTCATTAACAAAAGTCTCAACCTTAGCCGTCATCTTTTCAAATGAGCTGCCGGTAGCATCAAAAAGCAAAGCGACCTCTTTCGTTAGCTCCGCTTGGGAAGCAAGCAAATCATCTTCCACTTTACCCAATTCCCCGGTCTTACCCTTGACTTCATCCAAATTCACAGAAATATCTTTCAAGGTGCGGATATATTGTAAGCCGGCATCTTCTCCCGGACCGCCAAAGATATCGGCTATTGCGGTTCCAACCACCGCACTGCTTTCCGGTAGTTCATCCAATTTGGCAGATACTTCCTGCATGATTTGAAAAGTAGTCTTTGCTCCTGTCTGCAAATCTTCCTGAACTTGTTTAGAGCTGATACCGATACCATCCAATGCACTGGCCGTTGATGTAGTCATTTCCCGAAGCCGGGTGTTCGCCTCTTTGATGGTATCAATTCCCTTATCAGAGAAAACACCCTGCTTATTGGTTTCTGCAACAATAGCAACAAACTGATCCGCAGATATACCAGCCTCTTTGAAGTACGCCGGATATTCTTTCAAAGCAGATAGAAACTCTCCATTTGCATCCGCCCCGGCAATGAAACCATCTTTGATTACTTTCAACGCTTCATCAGAAGATATGCCAAACTGCTTTTCTACGGAATTAATAGCAGTCAACATATCCCGGAAGTCTTTACTGTAGTAATCAGCCAAAGCTTGTACTTCACTCCGATAGATTTTCAAGTCATCACCGGACTTATCCGTAAATTGCTTCGTTAATTTAGTAGCTTCCTTTATCCCCTTATTGTAGTCATACCACCATTTGAAAGCAAAGCCAACTCCGGCTACACCTGCGATACTCATAAATACCGGATTCTTCAATAATGCTTTTAGTGTTGAACCTAAAGCAGATGCTTCCACCTTCATATTGGAGAAAAATCCTTTCACCCCATTTGAGTTCTGGGCGATGTTCAACAAGGAGTTTGCAAAGTCATTATTGATACCTACAAATCTTTTCAAAGTTTCCTCATAGTTGCCGACATTCCGATAGAAGCGTTGCGTGCCTTCTTCCGCTTCTTTCAATTCATCGGTAATAGCATTTATCTTATCTTGAATCTCTTTACCTCTGGCACTGTTACGTTCTGCACGGCTTAACCTGTCATAAGAAGCAGTCAGATTAGAGAGCTCCGCACGCAGTCTGACCAAACTACCCTCGAGCTCCGTTTGCTCCTTTCGTTCATTCTGTACCTGCTTGTTCAGTACTCTAATTACCTCATTCACTTCACGGGCTGCAATTTGGGTCTCTGTTAGTTTTACATTATATTCTTCACGTTCAAAACGCCCAGCTTTCAAATCCTCCTTTAAAGTTTGCTCTCTTTTCCGGAGTACATCCAACTGAGTACGATATTTAGCGATGTTACTGATAGCGTCATCGTATCGTACCCGGATATCCAACACTCTTTCTTCTACATTTTCCATAGTTACACTTCCAATTGCAATAATTTACACTCACATATCCCCGTATCTTCTGCCTTTACAGATAATATAGCATAATATCTACCATATTGACCTAAATAAACAGAAATAGTCACATCTAACTCTTTCAACTCAATATCACTAATTTCAACCTTTTCGCTAATCACAATCGGATTACGAATAATTTTCTGGTATGATTCATAATTTCTGTTTACCAAAGTGTCCCACCTCAACCCTTCGAATGACGCTTTAGACTTTCCGTTATTATCCACCTCAACCAATAACCGTGGCTCCACACTATTCATTTTCCCAACAGTCTCACTACCGGAATATTCATACAATGGAATAGAAGCTCTGCCAAAAGACATATCAGTGGCGGCAAATGGAAGTTCAATAGCAGTACGTTCAACCTCAATTGTTTCATCTTTCACATACAAGGCACTATTATAATCACCCTTTACTGTATTATCTTCTTTCCATGTAAGTAAATTCTTTTGCGCAAAATCTTCAAGCGAGTAACTAATTTCTTGTGGTTTATTTTCTTTGAAAGGAGCAACCACTTTACGCGTCCAATCGTATGCCTTATTTCGATTCGATATAATATCATCCACAGAAAAAAAGCCCAAAGTAGTATCGTTAACGACGACTACAAATGTTCCGGATATTGCAGCAATCGTTTTAATAAAATCAATCTGCTTTATATCCGGCAGATTGGGTATTATGGGGTAATACCCGTCGCTCCCCTGCCCTTCTACTATCGCTTCGTCAATATAGGGTGCTAAAGTAAGAGAAAAAGAATCTGTTCCCCAATTATTAACAAAATATCCCGTATCACGGAAAGCGCAATAAATAATATCACCCTCTGATAATGCAGATGTTTCATCCTCAAAATCAAAATACGCAGTCCAAGTCTGCCCACCTTTTCCTTGTAATTCAGAAGCATCAGCAGAAAACACTTCTTCGGCTCTCCCATCCACTACTTTATATGCCACAAAAGCTGGATTTACCGGAACCGTACTAGTAAAATCAAAAAACATTCTTGCCGATATTCTAATCTTAGTACTTTCTTTGAGAATTTTTATTCCCGAATTACTGGTACCGGCATTGATTACCACCAAAAAACTATTAGCATAGGCATCTTTCAATATTGCAGTCAAGTAATAGTCATATCTTACTCCGTTATTATATCTCGCAGCCAATCCAAATTGATTATTTACATCAAACCCTCGACCATGACGCGTCAATAATGGAACAATCAACTTGCTAATATATCTTTCCACAATATCATTTGAGAATAAAAAGCCAAGTTCATTATCAGCGGATATACGGTCTAATATCCAACGAACCCTTACACTGGGATGCACATAGTTTAAAGTATCAAAGCTTCTTATCCCCATATTCATATCAGAAACAATAAAGGAGTTCCAATATTGATAATTACTGATTTCTCGCCTCCAAGTCATATAATAACCATTATCAACAAGTTCATTCAGAGATTTATTATTCCCTACGATACCTGCCAATACCGTTATATTCCCCCATGTGATAGCAATATCAATGGTATCAGAAACCGATAGAAGTACAGCCTTGGCATTTGAGATTATCTCTACTCCATTACGGATATATCTTGCTTGGTGGTATTTTCTTGGGTACCCAGTACTACATGAAGGCATATCAGCATGTTCTATGATACGTTGATTATGTACTGTTTTGGGTAGTTTTATCGTATAGCTATTATTACTGACAATCTTACCTAAATCAGAAAACAAATTGCTTTTAAGATTTAATGTGATTTTTGTATCCTCTCCCAAATCAACCTTTACACCATCAATAAATAATTCTTTTTTCATAAGATCTGTGATATTATTTCTGGTAACATTATCTCAATTTCAAAATCCTGTAGAGGTTTCCGTAGATGATTCACTGTTCCCGTTGCCAATCTTACAGGGAACCATTTCCCCTCATGATACAAATCAATTAAAGGAGATGTATGTAAAGTAGACAACATATCAAATGTGTCCTGATCTATAAGTGTAGCACAAGCCTTTATAGATTTCTGCATTTTCTTAGATTGACGTGATACCCCATAATAAGCATATTTGTTGTCCGAAAAAGTTTGATAGAGCAATTCACCATTTGTACTTACCTGCAATATATTGTCCCCAATCTGGAACAACCAATACTGATAAAAACCATGTCTATCTATCCAACGAAGATAAATACCACACTCTGAAGAATCTACTACCAACCTATTTATAACAGCCCCATCACCTATCGGAGTAAACGTATTATCAAACGTGTATTCAAATGTACTGGCAGGCAAATCCTCATCCAGACGAATTACCGCAAAATCTTTAGCTGACGGAACCAATCCTGCAACATTGATGTGATTTAATCCTGCGGATAAGTTTTTTGTAACATATCTATTTTGGTCATAACGAAAGCGAACAGTCGCTCCCTCAGCCACAAACAATGAGAAAGTAAAAGGAAACTTTCGGAACCATCTCACTACACGAGGTGCATTAAATACCTCACCAATATTAATTGCTCCCCAAATACTATCAGTAGTAAAACTAAAATTATCAACACTCGTAGAAACCGTTACCGACACTCGAATTGACTGTAACAATGAAGTATCAACAGAAAAGAAAGAACGCATATAACACGAAATATCAGCATATACTTTTCCTGAATAAGAACTCCTTACATCTGTATATTCTTTCCCATTGGCCGCAATGCTGATAGTCACTGTATTATTAGTTTGAACTGTTATCTCTTGTGGATTAAAACAGAAGCACACAGCATCAGGATACCGTATCTGATGATTATTTTCAAATATTGCTGTTCGCATTGTTATTCAAATTTATATGTTGTACATCCTTTGAGAAAATACCAAATACACGATTCATTATATTTTGTATTGTTAGTTCAATATCTTTTGAATATATGTCCTCATGCTTTCCTGTCCGATATACTTCAGTACCTTCTCGAGCTATTTTCCGAGCTACGAGGTATGCAAAAGACTTAGGCTTCTCCACTTGAATCCCCTTATCCATCATCCACTGCCGGATAATCTTATAAAATCCTTTAGGAACTTTCCCCGGTCTGCGTCCCGTTTCCAATACGCCGAAAGCCTGCCTACCAAACAAGAAGCCATGATTATCATCTACCACAACATGCAAGCTTTTGATAGTCCTTCCACTTGCACGCTGCCCAGCCCGTATATGATTCTCAATGATACGTTGCCGAAGACTGTCCAACTCCTCAATCAGAATACCTTTTATTTCTTTTCTCCTATCTTCCATAACTAACACATGGGTACTCCTTGAACCTCTTTAAGTTTCAATTCTATCATTATCCCAGTAACATTCACATCCAACTTATCGTAAAATATGGAGTAAGGTACTTCATCACTCACCCACTCAAACAGTCCGCTTTTATTCAGTTCTTTGATAAACTGTACGGCATATCCTTTGCACCTCTCAATAACCTTATCATTCTCCACCCCGTCGAAATCAAACCTTGTCTTATCTGCAAATGCTATCATACAGTTAGGGCAATCCTTCAACTGTGTTCTGGATATAACGAACTTACCGGATACAGGCAGTAAGTTAATCATAGCCGGTAATGGCATTTTATCCAACCGGACGTTAGCCGTCGCCCAGTTATCAAACAAATAGGTTATGTCTTTCAGCTTTTCTGCAACAGACGCTATTTTCCTCTCTACACTTGTGTTCATTTGTTATTATCTTGATAAATTTTACGTAATCTTCGTTCATATCTTATCTTCTCTGCATCCATATCAAGACATTTATACACTCTGACCCATGGAACACTTTCTACCTGCTCATGGTCAGTAATTCCCATACGGGTTGCATAATAGTCCACCAACCCAAACAAGCCAAATGATAACTGATCCACACCTGCACGTTTTTCCTCAGGAGTAGGCGTCACACTCGTTGTTTCAAACAGCTTGGTTATCCGTTCCACCTCTTTAGTAACCCATGAGGAAAAGCCCAAAACATCCTCTACCTCACATGCTTCTATTTGTTCAACCGATAACCCCAAAAGGACATGACATGGCATCATTATGCAATCAATATCGCTTGATATAGATTGCAGCCCCATAAGTTGCCCAATAGTGGCATCATTCAGATTATCCGGCAAACGAACTCCCGAAATGAAGTCCGGCTTTGGAAGCTTTCTTATCCGCTCCAACAGTTCAATAGCATTGCTTGCCACCTCACTTAATATCAAAAATTCTTTTACTGTCATATCTGTCCTAATTTTGCTTTTGGTCGTTTGGGAATTGGCTTGATACGGAAGAACATTGCCATTATCAGCATATCAAGATAATCCGGAGAATGACCAAGAATCTCTTTCATTTTCTCTTTACTGATTATTCCTTTCTTTCGGGTATCAGCATCTATATGGTCTTGCTTTAAAACTCCTAATTCTTCAATTATACGCTCTCTTTGGGCTTCCGTACATATAATCCTTATCTGTCGGTTATTTATCAGTTCTGCGAGCTTAAAAGCGCACTCTGATTTCAGATTGTCAAACTCCAGATTAATCGGGCGATTACCGCCATGAAATTCTTTGATACCATTCAGATAACTTTCAAGATAACTCCCCAGCCCATCGCTATCAACTATCATCATACTGCGTGGAATACTCCACTGTATCATCATGTTTTTAAGGTCTGCCTCAATGGATTTACCCGTACTGTATTCCTGGTCTAATCTGATATAGCATACATTACCTATCCAATGCCCACTGACAAAACGGTCTCGGCCTTTCATGGCAAGGTCGGAAGAACCTGTTGATAAGCCTACCGGTTGTACATGCTCATTTACAAATAAATCACAAATGGCATCATAATCACAGAGAACCGTAGGGTCATTATCGTACTCCCAGTTTCCATACAATAGTCGCTCTTTCGTAACTTTATCTTTTGTATTCCGGAGTGTATCGATGTAATCTTCTGTCGCATAAGGGTTATCTTGTACAAGCGCCTGAATAAAAGCGTAAGGAGCTTTCAGTTTCTTCTCTTTCCATGGTTTATAAAACTCTCTATAAAGCCAGTTCTTTTTAGGATTACAAGTAATAAGTATCTTACCGGGAATGTTATAGACATCATTTAAGTGTCTGCCTATACGGGTCTTTAAAACCTCAAAAGCGAGATAGTGAACCTGTCCAGCTTCTTCAATCCAGCCACCCGTAAACTCCTTAGAGCCCAAACGTTCATACATAGGGTCTTTAACCGGATAATAAGTCAAATCAAGAAAGATAATCTCCGAACCATTCCCCAACCTTATACCGTCATTCGTTTGCTTGTAATCAGCGAACTTATGCCATTTGGCAACCTTATCGAAAGTTACAGAAATAGACTCTCTACTATCCTTTAAGTTATTTCGCCCGGCAAACCAGCGAGTACCGGGAAGATAGTAAGCACATTGCATCAGCCATTCGCAACCGAGCCATGACTTACCACCGCCACCGGCACCACCATAACATAAGAACTTCGTAACATCGTCACGAAGATAGTTATAGGCTAAACGCTGTTTTATGTTGACCCTCTCTCCCATTACTTCACATCTTCAGCCTCTTGGGTATATGGAAGAAAATTAAATCCTTTGAATTCTTTCCCTGCATTCGTATGGTCTACTTCCTGCTTATCCGCAAGCCCAAGTTTACGAGCAATGATATTCGCATTAAAAGCACCGACACATGCACCTTCAAACTGCTGCGTTTCGATTGTTTCTTCCACGCGTGCGATGACCTCTAAAAAATCTTCGTCATTCTTATTTTTACATTCCGCACGAAAGGTGCTCCACCATTTGGATGAAGCGCCTACGTAAATACAAAATCCGGTAAGGGAGTACGGACGGGAAGTCGGGGAAACTTCTTGTTGCACTTGCTGCTCATTAACAGTTTCCACTTTCTTCCCTTTCTTTCTTTTCACAGGAACTGTCTTTTGAACAGCTTTTTTGGAAAGCCAAGGATTTTCATCGCACCATTGGAAATACTCACATGCAGCTTCCCACAAAAGTTCTGGCGTGGAAAAGAGTTTATCTCTCCCATGCTTACTCCTTAACATCCAAAATTTATTTCCCGTTGGTGCTGCCATATCACTTCTTCATTCTGATTATTTCTCCACAATGGGGACATGCCATTTCAATATATTCGGTCTTCTCTTGCTCTAAGTTCTCTTCAATACGTTCCGTTTTCTTTTTGAAAGCCTCGTTCTCTTGACGTTCCATTTCCTGACTGAACTCCCGCTGTACTTCCTCTGCTTGCATATCTTCTGTTGCATAATCATCTGCCGGAGTAAAGTTTACATCAAATCCGAGTAACTGCTCTATTGGCTCAAAAAAGAAATCTTGCATATCTGCAGGGACATTCATAGTCCTAAGTTCACGTATCAGTTTATCTTCATCCCATGATGCAAACTCCGATGTCTTATTATCAGCAATACGATACTGGCGTGCCTTTTCTTCGTCCAAATCAGCGACTATACAAGGTACTTTCTTATATCCAAGATTTAAGAGAGCAAAGTATCTTGTATGGCCGACAATGATTTCAAGATTCTTATCTACTACAAGCGGTTGGTTAAAGCCAAACTTCTTGATTGATTCCTCTACCGGTTTGATAGCCTTGCTATTGTTCCGGGCATTATTCCAATATGGAATGATTTTATCTATTGCAATATTCTGTATATCCATAATCATAACTCTGCTGAATCTGTGTGATGAATAATTTCTTTAATGGCTTTGCTGTATTCGTAGTTCTTGAACATCTTAGCAAAGCCGGTGATGTGCTTAAGTTTTACAAGCTCTAATGGTTCCATACCAAGCTTCTTACAAATGACTGCATCCGACTCTCCATTTTTAATCATGTTATAAATGATATTCGTCATGCCATCAACAGAATGTTTACCACGTGCCCGGTTATGCCGGACCGTAGATGCCATACGGTCATTGACATCCTTATCAATAACCACAATGGGGAGACGACCACTATTCCGTCGGGCAATATCCTTGTACATACGTGCAATGAGGTTACGGTGAAAACCGTCTACAATAATATATTTTTGCTCTTCCTCGCTCCAAATCGTAACGATAGGCTGAGTATATCCATCTTCACGAATGGAAGTATAAAGCAACTGCATTTCCTGCTTTGCCACGGCATTAGGATTATAGTTGTTTGCCTTTACCATTTCCATTGGAACCCAAAGAACACGATCCACCGGGTTTACTTTCTCCGGGGACAAGGAAAATAGAAGTTGCCTCACTTCATTCAAAAAGTTTATTTTGTCCGGCGTTTCATCAAGCATCCGGATGATTATTTCTTTTAGCCTTTCCATATTTATACTTTGATTTATGAACCAATAATCTGTTATTTAACTTTGTCTGTTCAAAGTCTTCGGTAATAATCCCACGAGCAAAAGCGCGGTAAATATCAAGACGGTCTACATCAGACCAATTTGCTACTTTAGTAATCACTGTCTTCAGATTATTGGAGAAAATGATTTTATTCTTATCCTCAGCCACTATGTTATCAATGAGATACTTCAAATATTCCGGCCAATCCTTAAAACAGTTCGGATAATTACGTATCTCTTCAAAGGCATCCAACAGAAGATGATTTGTCGTACCAATATTGGGGATGCGGGTGTACATGGCATTATATGCCTTCGGGTCAATTTCCTGCAAGTAAGGGATATTCTGATTACTGTTCTCATGAATCAGAGAGGACACCCTGGCCGAACGTAGCGGCTCTTTTGAGAAAATGTAATTGTAGGCTTTATTATATCTTAACCGATTGGAGAAGATATAATACCAGATATCGCGGTAAGACCAATCATACAAAGGGTACATAACTACTCCATGACTGCAACGCTTTCCGTATGTCATACCAGGGAGGGTCTCCTTGCCTGTTAATCCTGCACGACGGGCCGGAGATTCCTCAATACGGACACCACCCAAAGAAACATAATCTTCTCCTAAGTGATGAAATGCAATAGCGTTGAACATGTCTTTAAATCTGTCAGCATCATATACATTCTCTTTGAAAGCAATATCCTCTTTTTCACGCATCCATTCTTTTCCTGGTTCCCAAGGAATAAACCAATCACCGCTATTAGCGTTCCATAATCTGAATGGTACTTGTACCCAAATAGGCTCTACTTCTGGCAAAGACATAACATAACGCATATACTCGACTGTATATGTGTACTCACATTCCTGATCAAGAAACATAACCGGTAGCTTTCGAATACCAAGTCCACGTGCCACTTCCAAAGTGATATGCAGCAAAGCGGTACTATCTTTGCCTCCAGAAAAACAAACGCCCAGACGGCCACCTATAGAAAATAGCTGCCTTATGCGTTCTTTCGCCGCTTCATACACATTTTGTTCTGAATATAATATCATACGTTAGTCACGATATAATAGTTACCAAACTCTTTTACTTCACAATGAGGAAAGTCTTGTTCCAGCTCACACCTCGAATGTTCATAATATTCCAATTCGCAACCGCTACGTTCATAAGTCACCGGATGATACGTTTCTTTATAGAACATAAGGAACAAATTCTTCTCCTCGGGGATATCCGTTAACGCTTCGATTTCAATGTAACTGGCCGAACCAAACAGGGCGACAACGGTATTGAATACCATAAACTTTAGGTTGAACATCTCAAACGGGATGCATAGATTATAATACCCGGGATGCTTCTTCCTAAAAACTTCAAGCATCTTATTGCTCGGATCGATACCGAAATATTCATCTGGAGATACTTTCAGAATATCAAGGAACAATCCGGTGCCACATCCCACATCAAGAATAATTCCGGGAACATCAAAAAGCATCGAGGCTATCTTATTATTCTCCTCAATGCTGACTTCATCTTTAAACAGAGAATCGTAACTCTCTGCAATTGCATCATACTGATTTACTGCGTACATACTTTATTATTTTGATTTACAAAATAAAGATACCGAATAATCCATGAACGGACTATCCGGTATCAAAGAAGTTACTGACACAATCTGGCAGTAAAATTTTCTATATATAAAAATATATCCTATTTTTGAAGACAAACTTTAAAAAAGGAATTATGGATTATATAGTAAAAATTCTTGTAAGCTTAAAAAAAGGAGAATTGACATTTGCTATGACAGTTCTTATTAATGCTATACAAATATATATAGTATGTTTTTTTTTCATAGATAACTTTAAAAATTTTGATTGGTATCAAGAGCTTCTATTGCCATTAGCAATATCAATATCATATACTTTTATGTTTTTACTTTTTTTTATGCTTTCATGTATTATTTTCCTTTCAGAAACCCCTCAAAATCGGTTCTTCGCATATTTGATATTCAAATCAGATGCGGCATTTTACTACTCAATTTGTCCATTATCATTTTCATTATTATATCAAATATTTAAACTTGTATATATTGATGATTTTTCTTTTTCATTAGAAAAATATGTTGATACAATAATTTATGTCATTATCTACTTTCTATTGTCCCCATTGTTATTTTTATTACTTAATAAGGTATTTAAAGAGATAAGAATTTACTATTCTAAAATTTATAACGCCATTAACCATTAGACTCACCCACGGCTGTTTTATGGTTATGGCTTTCATTTTTTTCTTCCTTAATTTTGCATATTCACTTTTTTTTCTTTCCTTCGTGTATCCTAATTGATAAAATACTGCTTTACTAATATTTAAATGACTAAGCCTATAGCTTATCATACTCCTAGTGTTAATGCCAATATGGCGCCATATATAATCCTGTAACCAACAGCTACTATAGCTGATAATATTTAGGCTTTTATATAAGCTATTCTTGCTGATTTACTTCCTATTATTTTTTTAATTTAAAAAAAATATAAAAATGAAAAGAATACTCTACCTATGCCTTGTGTATAGTATACTTTGTATTATGCATAAAATGGCGAAATAAGGTTATTGTTTTGTCGTAATAGCCTTATTATAAATAAAAGAACCAATGTATGGCACTCACTACTATAAGTAGTTGAGGAGTATAGAATTATACTCGCATTGGTTCTTTTATTTTCATGTTTTACTAACAGACTCAATTGATTATTTCTCTCTGTAATCTCTTTTGCATTAAAGCCAAATATTCCCTTCTTTAGCTCGTGAAAATCCGCAATAGGAATTTCATTGATATAATAACAAAATACCTCATACCGTCTGTGAAATTACGAGCAAGAAGGCCATTCAGATGCTTCTGCAGAATCTTCGTCACTTTCTCACACCGACGATTATCGCCGGTGATGTATTCTATTTTTCGGATAATATGTTTCATGCTGATAATCTATTACGAATTAAACCTATGTTCTTTTTGACAAGTCCTATGATACGTTTATGGTATTCTGTATTCTGGTTACATGCACCACGGGATTGGACTACTTCAAGAGTTTTCAGAGACAATTCTATCGTCTCGATGCGTTTTTCCCCGATACGAGCAGAAAGGATAAGACAATCATTACGCTTGTAATACCCATTCGTATATACGCAATGGTGCATTGCTTTCCCTTCTTGGTAGAACTGGGTTATACTTTCCAATGGACGGATAGTTATACTTCCGTCCGTAATCTCCAAACCGAAGAACTTCTCCATTCTTTTGTAAAACTGAATGATGTTCTCTCTACGTTCCTTTTCACGACGGATTGCTTCCCGTCTTTCCCTATCTCTGCGAAGCTTTGCTTCAATGCTCCTTTTCTTATTCATTAGCAAATCATGCTCGGCTTTCAGGTTTTTAGGACAGACATATTTGGCGTTACGTACGTCTTTCTTGAAATAGAGCAGCAAGTCGATGTAGTCATTCCACATACCGGCATCCCTAATGATGTAATGATTACGATTACAGATATTGAAAGACGGCTTGTATCGAAGCTGATAATACCCCTCTTTAGCCATGTGCTTAAGCATTGCCATCTGCTTTGTTTTCAAACAGAGTTCGGCATCATTGTTACCGGTTAAGAGCGATCGTATAAGCCTCGACGGATTGACATCGGGAAAATTCCGGCCTATACCGCGTTTCTTTAATTCCGGGAGAAGCTCTATCTTGCTATATAACCATCCATGTATAGAGTATACATCTCCATAACTGTAATAACCGCTACCGTATTCGTTCTTTATACTCAAAGGCTCACTATACAACCATCCATTGCCACCCATATTCATAGGCCTGGCGATAATGGTACGTTTGCCATTAACTGCAATCCATTCCTGAACAGTCTCAAAGAAACTGTAATAAGGATTTGATATCGGATGCTCACGAAAACCACTTTTGCAAGAATACTTGCAGCACAGGATATGACGTATAACTTGAAAGCCACCTACAACCTGCAGTATGTCCATGTAGATTTCCTCTTTATTCTGGCTCTTACGACTGACTGTTACATCTAATTTATGGTGGCAATAAGGGCATTCGGTCTTATTACCCAAAAGGATAGTACCCAATTCGCTATTATCGGTATTTATCCACATCTTACCACATTCTGAACACCAAAGTTCATCCTTACATTTATACGCAGTGCGAGCAAACAGATGTTCTTTTGCCCAATTTTTGGGAGATTCGGAGATTTCACCCAACTTTTCACTCAGCTCGGCGACTTCCTTTTGCAATTTAGTACGTGGTTTCATAGCTTTATTAATGGTTTACACAGTTCAACTACTCGTTTACAATCTTTTACATCGAACATTCCTATGTGGCATATTTCACGTGGTATTCCTAATTGAATGGATAACCACAAATAGGCCTTATTTCTATTTGAGGTATTGGGAATATGCTCTTTCCAAATCTTATTGATAAGATTAGTCTTGGCTATCTGGTCGAAATAGAAATGGGCGTCTTTCTTGGCTTCCCTTAGTTCTGCATTTGCTAAACGTCCCAATGCCTGGTCCGTACCTTTATGAACTCCAACATAAGCCCTGCAATCACGACAAAGATAAATCATACCATAAGAACACCCATAAATAACAGAACTATCCACATACTCGGTAGGATTACCACAATAGGGACAAATCTTACCTGATAAAACATCATCCATAACTTTAGAATAATGACATCTGTTGGACTTCTGTTGCCTCTTTCTTTCCTCGTGACGGCTTTTTCTTAAGCAAAACATATTGCTCTTCGGTAAGACGTTTTATCGCTTCCTCACGAGCCCTCTGTTTATCTTCCTCAGTCAACTTCACCGACTTGGGTGAAATGGAAGTGACGGTTCTCGTGCCGGCAGGAAGTTTATTGACTTTTATGTCGTCCTCGTCGTAATAGTGTGCGGCCATACCAAATACCTCGTTATCAGAAATGCATACAGCATTGCCTCGCTTCTGGGCTTCCCCCATGATGTAGGAACAGCACTCGTCCAAATTCTTGTTTTCCTTTGCGTAGGACTTGGCAAACAGTTCGTCAGTCCTGGCACGTTCATCAAGATAACTCTTGATAGCTTCTTTGAAAGTTTTGTTTTCCATAATTGCGTTACAAATAAGTCCTTAAACAATAGTCCGCTATCCAGTAGCAGACAAAATAAAAAGCGGCATACGCTGTCAGAATTGACAGAATAGTCGCTATCAGTTTTATGTCTTTCATCTTAATTTGAGTTTTGCCCGTAAGTCGTCGGGTGGTTGGTGATTCCGCTCTACAGGTGCTTGTCGCTCCTGTGCCCGGTTATTGCGGTTCCGGATGATTATATCCAGCTCATCCGACCGGTCTTTGAGGAACTTGCGGAAAGCCTCGCCAATAGTTATCGTGTCGAAATAACCGTAGAATTTACCGTATCTACCCAGCTTGAACCGGGCGACAAATAGAATGAATTCGGTCAGCTTGATGTAGTGGTACTGCCTTACAAACAAGTTTGAGAACTCGTTCAAAGCATTTTCATCAGCACTCTCTTTTGTGGCAGAGGCAAAATCAATAGTCAGTAGCTGCGTCTTTGCCCATAAAGCCGAGGAGCCGTCACCGTACATCCGTTCAAGGTCTGACAACGTGGGGGACTTCTCACTGTACGCTTTATCAAGGTCGGCAAGAAGTATCGGCTGGAGCGATGTCGAATATGCGGCAGAGGCTTGGCTAAAGGTCGGGTATCTCTGCTTGATGGCCGACAGCATCATATCCCTGCTCGATGGCCGCATACTCCGCAATGAGGTTTCTTGCCTTTGCTGCTTTATCAGCATCCCGACCGTTTTGTCCTTGGGTTTCTGTTTTTCCATTACCTTGCTGTTTTTTTTCGATTATCCAAAGATTGGCCCGGCTGTCCCAACGTTCAACCTTGGCACCAGTGGATGTTTTCCAACCAAGACCGGAGAAATGATTGTAGAAAATATCCGCTTGTAGTTCCCAGTTGGGAAGTTTGCCCCGGAAATACTCTCTCACTTCTTCGACGGTTGGTGGTATAAACTCCACTTTGGTTTTAGGCGGCTTCTTTTTCGGTGGTGGCTCCGGTGGGAATAACTCGCCAGAGTTATCTCCTCCCATAGGTTTCTGTTTATGTTTCTGTTTATATAAAGGGTTACCATTTACGTTACCGTTTATGTTACCATTTACGTTACCACTTTCGTTACCATTTTTGTTACCGTCAGAAACATAAAGTATCTGATAAAAAGCTCCGTTTGCCCGTTTATTCCCTTCTTTGAAAGAAATCAATCCTTTTTGCTGGAGTTTGTTGCGCAGGTCACAAATTGTTTTGCGAGAGATGCCGAGTTCAAGCTCCACATTCCTCGACGGCAATTCGAACGGATTAGTCCAGTTTCTCGAGTTACATTCTTTCAGCAAATAGAAATAAAAATCCGCCTCATAACTTGTCATCGGTCTAATACGCCTCACAGTCCAAAAGTTATTGACTAATTCAATATAATTCATCGTAGATAGGAATTAACCTCGTTCATAAAATCTTGAAGAGAACGGCAGATAACGTATTTATTTCGATACTTTTCCGCTTCTCTCTGCCATTCTATTTGTTCCTCTCTCTGTTCCCCCTTCGGAGTTTTCATCTCTATACAGAGAGACGCAAAACCTTTCTTAGGGATAAGAAGTATCAAATCGGCAACTCCGCGTAAAACACCTTCGTATTTCATTTGCGCACCGGTACGAGCATCGCGTTTCCCACCGTTAGGAACAGCGAACAGCATACGGCTTAAAGACGGATATTGATGCCGGAACCAAGTCAGACAACTATGCTGTATCTGACTTTCCGATTGCGGTGTAGTTTGTTTCTTTCTCATAATCTACCTTTGAATAAGTCCATAGCCATATCTACTACATTCTCCTTTACTACATCATCAGTTCCAGTAACTCCGTTAGCTATACCCTTCTTCCGCTGAATGACATCATACATATATTCATCAATGGTATTCTTTCCAAGGAAATAGTAACAGTTGACATTATTCTTTTGGCCGTTACGGTGTGCCCGGTCTTCCGCCTGTTCGCAATCGCTGAACGTCCATGGGAACTCAATAAAGGCCACACGACTGGAAGCAGTCAGTGTAAGCCCCGTACCACCTGATTTGTAGTTCAGAATAATAAGTGTACAATCTGGATTATTTTGGAAAGCATCTACAGCCATCTGTTTCCGGGTAGCATTATCTTCACCTGTAACCGTTACTGCTTGAGGAAACATCTTTTTCAGTTCCATTACTACTTCTTTCAGATAAGCAAATACTATCAGCTTTTCTCCCCCATCGATAACGTCATGAATAAACTCGGCAGCCGCCTTGATTTTTCCACGGGCGGAGACTGCTTTCAATATTCCCATTCTTACCATTACCTCCCCCCTCATGGACTTGGCTATCTTCTCATCATCCGCATTCTTGAACACACGGAGGTATTGTATAAGGTCACTCTCTGCTTTTTCGTATTCCAACCGCGTAGTTATATCCATTTCGATATACTGCCGAGTCTTGTCCGGAAGTTGGGTCAATACCTTTGCTTTCTCACGCCGAAAGAAACATGTATTCCAAAGACGCCAATTCAGTTCTTTCAGATTGGATGCTTTCTTCGGTCCGTTGCAGAAGCGCTCGGTAAATGTCTTATACCCGCCGAAGTCTTCCAGACGTCCCATTATCTTAAGCTGTTGTATAAGGTCTGTGTTATCATTCACAACAGGTGTTCCTGTCAGTTCAAGAATAAACTCCTTACCTTTGCAGATACCTTCAACAAACTTACTTTGCTGGGTCTTGGTAGACTTACATTTATGGGACTCGTCAATAATAACTGATTTGAAAAGCGTTATACGAGGGTCAAAAGAGATTGATTTCATCGTAAACCGTACATCATCCTTAACGTCCAGAACAAAGAACTTTTTCAACGACTCATAGTTAGTAATGAAAATATCACAGCACTTGGTTTCAATGAAGCGCTGCCAAGTATTTTTGTTCTTATCATCAAGAATTAAAGCCTGTTTTCCAGCAAACTTCTTGAACTCACGTTGCCAGTTTATTTTCAACGCTGCCGGACAGATAACAAGGCAGGGGTAAGATTTTGCAATCGTTACCGTACCTATTGCCTGTAACGTCTTACCGAGTCCCGGCTGGTCACCGAAGATACACCGTTTATGAGACAAAGCGTATGCAATGCCCTCTTTCTGATAATCGTATGGTTCAAGGAGTAACCCATGGGGTACGGTCAGTTGCGGCATCGGAGCAATGTCAAAAGTTATATCAGCTTTTCGTTGCTCCGACCGCTGTACCGATCCGCAATATCCATATTGTACCGCCCAACTCGCCATAGTGTTGACATACCATTCATCGGCAAGGTCAACCCACCAGGCTTTTTCATTAAAAAGATAAGCCTTTTTAGCGTTTGCCTTGACTGACGGGATGTTCTTCACACATTTAATCAGCATCGGATGATACATGAATTTAAGTTTGAAACCGTCCGGGTATTTGGTGATACAAAAAGGTGCTGCCATAATCAAGCTGCCGTTTCTTTAACTTTCTTACTGCGTGAATGACGCGGTTTCACTTTCTTACCGTTCACAATCAAAGTAGTACCAGTCTGTTCCGCCACTTGTTTGAGGAACTCGTTAGCTTCCTCCTCAAAAGCGGCGCCCTCTACTGGGTCAGCCACTATATCAGTCGGAGCACTTTCATCAAATGGAAGTTCCTGCTGAACTACTGCCCATTTCTTTGCAGTCAGATACTGTTCTACTTCATAATTACAAGCATCAATGGCTTGCTGCAGCTCAAAGGCGTGTTCGTATTCCTCGTTCTCATTGTTGAACATGGTAAACGGTGCAATGAGATTGAGCACCTTTTTACTTTTGAGAAAGCGTTTACCGACCAAAGTAACACCGGTATTATCATCAGAGCCACCGATACTATAACCGGTAACCTCGAATGTAGAGAAGATTTCTTCCGGCAATTCATCTATGGAATCTTTACCGTCAGCTTCCTTTTGCTCACAGAGGAAAGTAAGGTGAGGGATAAGTTCATCGAATGCAGCACGCAAATCCTTATGGATAAGATTCTTTCCCTCAACAGTCACATTATCCTCATTCTCGTTCTTAAAAGTGGCAACAAGCGTGTTGTCCTTCGTTATTTTTGCTTTTGTGATATTCATTTCTATCTCCTGTCTTGATATTCGTTGATAAATTCGTTATAGTAGCGGTCAGCCGGAAGAGGGAGTGTTATTCCCAGTTCGGCAGCGGCATCGGCCTGTACTTTATTCAGAAAGTCAGTCATCTGCACTGTATTGAGTTTCGAGGTGCTTCCGGCGATAACCGTTTCTTTACCTTTAATATAGGAAGCTCTTCTAAGAAAAAGGTTGCAGTAATAATCGTGTACATCCTGCTTGTCCGTACCGGTTTCCTGCTCAATACAAGTGAACCAAAGCCACATAAGAGCGTTCTGCGATAATGTCCGCGGCTCTGTGAACCGTTCGATTTTCACACGATACCGACCGTTACGGAGCTGGGAGCACATGAAGTCAAAAGATTTGCTCATGTGTACCTCACCCTTAACCTTTTCTAAAATTGCCTCTTGTGCCATTACTCTGATCCAAAGATTTTCTTGTCTGTAATAAGTTCCCGGTTCGTTTCCAAAAACTCTATGAAATGCTCACAGTGGGCGGTCAACAGTTTAACCGTCTGTTCGTGGTTATAGGTGTAGTATTCCGGGTACTGCGTTCCGCTGATTAACGGTGTACGGCTCGTACCACCCTTCAACTGATAAGCAGTGTACTCAAAAGCTTTCACACTCTCCATCTGACCGGAAGCAATCAGGCAATAAGGGTATACATGCCGCTGCCATCCATGTTCATACTTACCGAAATCATATTTGGATGTTGATTTGATGTCATAGACAATGTCCCGGAGAAGTTCGTCTATAAACCCGTAAAGCTCCACATCACCATAACGGGTGGAAATAATGGCAGAGACAAAGACCTGGGACAATGCACCGGCAAAATATCTCGACTGCTCGATACACCATGTCCGGTCAAACAGGAAATGACGGGCAGGCGCTATATCCGTAGGAGGGAAGTCAACCTGAATAATGTTGGTTTCTTCATCACCGACAATGGTATATGGTTCCCGTTCGCTTGGAATATGTTTTTTCCTGTGGATATAACAGTCAATGACAGCATTGAATGCTGTCCCTTTATCGGCCGCCTCACTCTCAAACGGAACGCGGTTTATTGTATCAAGCAGGCTTTGCTTGAGCTCCGCTTCAATTTCTTCGGGACTTTTCTTATACTCCCCCGTTTCGTTGTCAATGTTCCAGAAGCTTTCCACCTGTTCATCAGCCCGTAGATACTGCTCGAACTTATCGAGTAGCGACGGATAAAATCTGTACTTAGGCTGCCGGTTCATATTTATTGCTGAGTTTATTAAACTTTAATCCAAGCTTCTTACATTTTTCATTAAGCATCATACCGGCCCGTACCTTAGTATCAAAGATATGGCTCATTCCCGCAATCGCTTCCCGTACCTCATTGGCCGACTGCATATCGGTCACCTGTTCCACTGTATCACGAATAACCTCAAGAACCTTATCATATTCTGAAGATAACTCTGTTTGTTTTGTCTGATACTCTTTATAGGTATTGATAATGTTCGTCATAAAATCATTCTTTCCCGTAATGGTACCGGAAGCATCAATAATGACAGGTATCTTGATACGTGAAGAAAGATTGCAGGTGTTCTTACCGTAGAACTTCTCGCACGGATCAAAGGAGATTGTTCTATCCTTGCCAATGGCTTCCATATAACCGACTAAATCCAGTTCCTTAATCAAGTCGCCGGCAGATGAACCGCCAATCTCCGGGCGTATCTGTTTTTCATCACCGACTTTCTCTTCCCGTTCATGGGCCACGAAGATTACAGACTTACCCATTAAGGTTACCTGATTTACAAAGCTGATGAACATATTCTTTCTCACTCCATACCCCTGTAATGAAAGAGTTCCGTCAGCTTTCTTCATTTTCGGGTTCGCTGCCATGATAGCCTTATCCATGAAAGAGAGCATCTTTCCGGCGGTATCAATCACAATCGTATCAAACTCTTTGATTTCCTCAGAAGCAAGTACCTGATTCGTTTCATCCCAGCTTGTAATCTGAACAGTGGGTACACGATGAGCCGCATTGACACGGTGAATACCGCCGTCGTAATCGAAAAGCACAGGGTTGGGGGCAGATAATGCCAATGTCGTTTTACCCATACCCGGTTGTCCATAAATCAGCGCTGACAATGTAGTCTTAACTGTCAGCTCGTTAGGTTTCTTAATCAAACTCATAATGATAAAATTTATATGGTTAATAAAAAAAATATCGTGGAAGTTGGCGGACTCGAACCCCCAGTCTCCTCGAATGAGGTGTGTTAGCCATTACACCGAACTCCCGAATAAGAAAAAGGTGTACTATCTTCACAGACAGAACACCACAACACTACAAAATAAAAATACTAAACTATATCTGCCCTCGCTTGGGCATTGCTCCCGGATAGGCGGCCAAGCCACACCGGGAAGGGTAGCTAACAAGATAGTTTAAAGTATAAAACTCAAATAGGGGCATTCTCCCTACGACGTCCTTTTCGCCGGCATTATTGGTTAATAAATAGAGGATTATCCTCGTGGGTAATGTGGGATTTGAACGCCACGACCTGTACATGAATGAAACCTTTAAATAATACCATGACAAATTACCAACATTAAATAATCATGTACCACTCTACCTGACTGAGCTAATTACCCGTTTCTGCCCGCTATATCTTCACAGACCTTGCCGGCAGTAGTCTAACTAAACAAGTTTTATGTAATACACTTCCTCCGCTGAGGTTTATATCTTTATTATTTTCTTCAACACATTATGATAAAACCAAATCGAATACACTATACCAAAAAGGTTAATAGTATAGTTCCACTCTCCCGTTACCGGGTCAACACCATTAAACATTGCCAAACAAGGTAAAGCCAATATATTAAGCAATAGCACGTTGAGAATTATTCTTTTCATGGTTTCTTCCTTTTCTTACTTTTGCAAAACTCAACACATCTGAAGCGTTGTAATAACTTCGTCCATTAGGTCTATATTCAACTCTCACTCTTTGAGAATTTACCAAAGCTTTCAATCTACCTGGCCCACCTACTATTCTTTCTGATTCTCTCTTAGGAAAGGTACGCTTATCCATGATGGTAAGTATATCTGCCAATCTTGCCTCCGCCGTCCCATCAATCAACATGGAACTGCGTAAATTACCGTTTACCTCATATATCATGCTGCCCAAAAATTAAAATTATTATTACTCCGCCCCCCCTATTCTTATATAGAGCATTGCAGTACGTGCTCGTGAGGGTGTTTTCATTCTCCGCAAATCAATATCATTACAAGTAACTTGCATCACTACGAAAAGAATGGAGAATAAAAGTTCAAGTCCATGCTTCCGTAACTCGTTCAAATCAAAATTGCGTTTCAACCTGTCGCAAATCATATACAGAAGCAATTCGGTATCTTTGGATATGCCTAACTTTCGATAGATAGTCCGCTTCTGCGTCTTGATAGTCCAAACAGACTTACTCAGATTATTTGCTACCTCTTTGTCGGCAAGTCCCTTGCAATACTCATTTGCAACAAGCATTTCCGCAGGAGAAAGGGAAATCATCACGCAACCCTTTCTACATCAAAAAGACCTTTTTTCTTATCAGTCTCTCCTACTTTCCAGTCTGCGCCTTCAACACAAAATTCCTCTCTTAACCGAGGAATTATTGTTCCTTTGATTGAAGGCTTCGCTTTCACTGGGAAAGTAAGAATATCTCCTACTTCCATATCTCTCAAAGCCGGAGTGTAGTTCTCTGTGATTATTTTCTTTTTCATTACTATAAAATTTTAATGATTAATATTTGAGTTCTCCCGAACCAATTCGATTGGCGGCATCACGCTTTATTCGGGAGATTTACTTAACTTTGGAGTGCAAAATCTAAAAATTAAGTAAGTATGAGTAAATTCATTGAAATCCCTGTTAACGAGGAAAAATGTATCATTAATCTTGATGCTATTCAAAGTGTACATCCTTTAAAAGAAGGTGGTTGCGAAATTTCTTTCCTCGAAGGTTATTTGAAGCGTATTATAACCAAACTTCCCTATTCTGAGTTACTAAAACTCATTTGGAAATAATCACTTCTTTTCTGTATATCGGGATTGAGAACAGTTTGATAATTACTATACAAGGTTCTCTCCCGGTATCGCTCTTACTGACAAATCTACCATTCTCAGGAAGTATGCTTACTTGCTTTTCTATAATTGCTTTCATAGGTTAATCTTTTTACCATAATTATTACGCCTTCCTCGAAACAACTCTTTAAAAACTTTCCAAAAAAGGTATAATATAAAGGGAAGTAATACTATTGAGAGGAGTGTTTGCAACACAAAATTCACTGACAATGCATCAATCGCATACTCGATTGGCGAATCTTTAATGTAATCTATTATTTCATTCATTTTCTCTCTATTTTTAATTAATATTCGTGCCCCGATAAGCTCTCTCTGCTCTTCTCAACGGAGTTATCAGCTACTGTACTTCACTGCATAACCGTTCGGGGCATGTCGGCTTCTTTATTTTACCCCACCACAATCAAGGACAAGTCTACTATCTGTTTACATGGGTATGCTTCGGAGTTCTTGTACCTTTCTCAGTACGAACTGCGGCAGATTTCACCGGGGCTGCACCCGTAACCCTACTCAAGTTTGCTTCTGCTGTCACCAGTTCCAAGTCTTTCGGGGTGTGTTGTTGCGGAGTATCGCCTCTCCTGCCTGAATCGAATGTCGGGCTTATATTAGCTCTCTATCTCCCATCAAAGGGTAGGCTCAAAGACCAGATAGAGATTATTTCTACTTTTTCAGAATATCCAAAAGCAACTCTTTATCCGCTTCCCAAAGATTGTAGCCTTTAGCAATCTTTCTTCTGAGATATTCACGTTCACCAATCATTGAGATTGCCTTTTCTCTCAAATCGCTTGCGCTCCATTTTTCAGCTTGGTCTATCAAGAAGTTAGAGAGAGATTTACGTTCTTCGTATAGTTCACGTACTGATACAGTCTTTCGTTCTATCTCTTTAAGTGCGGTTGGATTCTCAATCCACAGCTTACAAAAAGCGTCTTTATCAAGGTCTGTATTCATGTAGCATTCCTCAACCTCGGCATAACCCTCAACCGATAGTTTTAATCCTGTTCTCTCTTCAAATTCTTGTTGTAGCATATCTTTTGGTTTTAAGTTTATCAATTTTGGGAAAGCTGCCCGGTGAAGGGTAAAGTGTCCGCTTGCTATCACGAACCCTCGCGGCTTTTATCACCGGTATAGCACTGACCTTTTCTGCAGCTTTGTTTATATTTAGTCGCCTACGTAACGAGAACCGAAAGCACCTTTGCTGTTTGGATTGTAGTAGGCGGAAGATGGAGCGTTGAAGCAATCGTAAGTACTTCTTCTTTCCGGTTGTATTAAAGCAGCTTGCATAGCTTCTTTCTCTGCTTTTCTTGCTTCTTCATCAGCGATACGCTTCTTTTCATTAGCCCAAGCAACTTTCATGCAGTCACCGAAAGTCTGTACACCGTGAGTAAGCTGGTATAGCTTGAAATACTTTCTGTATATCTCATGAGCCGTTTTCATAATCTTGTGTAAATCGTACTTTTTCATTGTCTTACTCCTTTTTAGGTATATTGTTTTTTTGGTTATCTCGACAAAACTCGCTTACTTTGCTGTTGTTGTCATTGTTGATGTTGCAAAGATACTACATTGAGTATTTAAAACAACTATATTGAGGATTATTTCATACTATATTTACCATTTTTAACTATACATATACTACAATGAGTATAGCAGAGCGATTACAGTACATTGTTGAAGAATTATTTGACGGAAACAAAGCCGCCTTTGCACGTGCTATTGGAATAGCCCCTACGAGCATCTCTAACTACTTAGGAAAAGATAGAGCTTCTAAACCATCAAGTGATATACTTGAAAAAATAGTCAATTCAGTGGAAAAGATAAATGCGTACTGGTTATTAACAGGAAAAGGAGAAGCATTTATTTCAAATAATCAATATAGTACAAACGAATCATATATTGATTCATCCCATAATGTATCCGAGTATATTGAGTGCATTCAAAATCTTTCTGAAGCCAGTAAGAAAAATGCAGAAGCTAATATACTCAATGCAGAGGCTAACAATAGAAATAGCCAAAATTTAGAAAAGCTAATTTTACTAATTGAGAACAAATAACATAACCAATCTACACATGGAAGACATCACAATAAGAATACCTGTATTCAAAACTCAAACCAAACAAGAAGAGATAGAACTATTCAATGTCAACAGAGAAGGTATGGTAGATTCTGCATGTTCCAAAATAAAGGAATACAAATGTTCTTCTACAAAAAAAATTACAATCACCAATGATTTCAAACATTTCACTCATGAAGTTGTAAGTATTAATGCAACTAAAGAATATCTAAATGGAAGTCCTATCGTATTTCTGCAAATGTCAGCTCATAAAACTAACATGAGAGATGGGTATATAGAAAGTCCAGAAATTAATAATACCAAAATTTCAGTAACACAAAATGTTAAAATAGGAAGTGAACATTATTATGTAATAATGTACCCTATGCTACAAAGAAAAGGTAACTACTACAATAGATTTTGGTATCTTTTTTTATACGATGATCCTGAAAAAAACACTCCAGATTTCATACGAATTATTAAAACGGTTATCAAAGAAGTTTTAAATACAAAAACATCACACTTGAAACCTAAAGAATTTGAAGATGAGATTAAAATATATAGTGGATATACCATGAAAGCATGTTTTCAATCAATAGAAACTCTTAGCGACGATATATATGATAAGCGTTTTTCAAATCAATTTGTAAGTGGACAAACTAATAGTAAAACTTATATTGAATATAAGGATCTTTCATATGAGGATTTACAAGAAATTATTAATAACGATTCTGATTTGACCATAGAGAAGAAAATATTTCATATATTTAGTGCCAAGAAATCCTATAAAGTTAGCAAAACACGAAGAAAAGAAATACTTAAAGCCAAAGATGAATATAAACTCCATATTGAAAGCAATTACAATTATTGTACTATCATATCAGAAGATGAATTCAATAGCAACAAAATGTATGAGAAGATGTTTATATTAGAAAAAATGGAGCCTATAATTGTAAACTGTTTAAGCTAAAATATGAATACAATCATTAATGACATATGTAGTTTCAGTTTATCCATTTTTGGGATTGGAATAACATTATTCACTGTCATATATTCCTTTATTTCTAATAAACGAGAATATATGAATGAAATTTCTCATGTCATTACCTCAGGGAAGGCATGCCCTGAGACAAAAGCAAAATACCTTATAGCAGAAAAATATATCCAAAAACAAAAAAAAACAAACATAATAATATTAAGTATTACTATTGCATCATTGGTCATTTATACATTATGCCTATTATACTTGCATATAGCATCTGATAATGTTATTCTAAGATATATTATTATAGGGTTTACCATTCTTCTGATATTATCACTGTGTATTGCATTATCAATATTTATCTCTTCTTATTTGGAATATATAAAATGAAGTTATAATCATTTTCTTGATTTTACTCAACACGTTATAACTAATACTATACAATAAGAATATTAATATGAATCAAATAATCACTAACTGCTCATCCCAATGGAACAATCCAAATCATTGCCAACTCACCCCCACCTGTAAAGGTTGGGGATGCCGGTTCCTTGGTACTCCCATAGAGGAACTACCGACCACTGACAAGGAGAAAGCAAAGCTATTCTCCAAAGTGTACCGGGAAGCAAAAAGCAAGGGTGTTCTTGAGTGCCCACATTATCGTTCTTTGTTCATTGATGAAGTGCTTGAAAACATATATGAAAGTAACGTAACATTACAAAACATGAATTGATTTTTCTCGTTTATTGTCGAACACCTATCTCAGCTGACCTGCAAAGAAGTGATACACAGATTACAGCAATATTTCCAATACTATAAGTCTAGTTTAGTTTTTGTGTAAGCACTTCCTTCGTAAGCGAACGTTGGAAGTGCTTTTATTTATAGACTTATCAAATACTAAAATACGGCAACGCTTGAACTTTGTATCAGAGCGTTTACAGAACATTGATAAAATTGTCTCTCTAAGCTATATTGCGAGAAGATACTCTGTTATTTGACACAATCCCCGTAGTTGAGCCGCTACGGGGATTTTTTACAAGTTATTATTGTATACTCTATTTTTATTTCCATATCTTTGGAACTTATACAATAAACACCAATAATAATTTCAACAAATAAAGTGTGATTGTCAATTACAGGTCGAACTAAAAAACACATGAGACTATGGGCGAATACAAAAAACCCGGCATTTACATCAAAGAGAAAAACGCATTCGGAGATTCAATAGGCGATACGATGAAGAACCGTATTGGTAGCCATCAGTCGCCCGGCAGAATTCATCGAGATTACATTCTGGCAGCAGATGCAGGAAAGCCGATAACGACGGATATTATAATATTTAATTGACAACACTGTAATATTTGAATAGTATGACAGACAAAAACGGAACAACTCAGAGCATTCAGACATGGCCTGTGCCTGAATTTCATTTCAGCGTGGAAATATCGAATGTGGGAAAAATCTTCTGCAAGGAAGTGTCGGGACTTGATGTCGAGTTCGATGTGATAGAATACCGTCCCGGTGACATGCCGGGCTTCACCAGGAGCAAGATGCCGGGCTTGCGCAAAGGCGGAGACGTGACCCTGAAAAAGGCGATATTAAAAGACGACAAGACACTCTGGGACTGGATAAATCAGGTGAAGATGAACATCATCCGGCGCGAAAGCGTGACCATTGCCCTGATAGACGAAAGCGGCATTCCGGTACATAGTTGGAAACTAACCAACGCATGGCCCCAAAAGTATACTATGGAAGGCTTCAAAGCCGATAGCGGTGTATCCATGGAAAACATCGTACTGGCACATGAAAGTATAACACCGGATTAG